AAGTTTTGCGGGTTGTAGATGTTCTGCACACGCACATAACTTTGTGCGTCTTCCAACATCATTTCTAAAAATAAACGTTGAACGTCAAGTCCGTATTCTTTTAACAAGTGCTTTCTTCCTTAGTTCTATTTTGATCTTGCTGGTTTCTCTTGATTGCATTATAGTTAGTAGAGCACCTAATCGGCCCAACTTTATCACTGCATCGTTGACGTCTTTGCAACCCGCTGGCCACTCAGGTATGCTCACTGCCCAGCCCAGTTCCACTGCACGGTCAATCAATTCAACACCGGCCTTGTCTTGATCTGGCACCACTGTGATTTCTCGACTCAAGCTGCGTATCAATCTGGCCTGCGCATCCGACACAGTGTTGTGCATCACAGCCACACCACCAATGCTGAGTGCATCAAATATGCCTTCCACAACTATCACATGCTGCCAGTTTGACGGTTGCAGGTCTGCGCCAAACACATATCCTGGTTGACTGTCGCTTATGAACTTGGGCTGCCGGTTGTCTAAGAATCTACAGGTGTATCCCACAATCTTGTTATCATGAGTGAAAGGTATCACCACATGCGGTCGAATCCAATGCACCCCGTCATTCTTTATCTGTACCATGGCAGGAAAGTCAGCAGGCACATGTCTAGCACGTACATACTCCCAATATAGTCCATGCTCGGGCATCAACAATTCAGCATATGGTGGTAAGTCTCGTTCTTCAAATGTGATACCTGTTAGGGTATTCCACATCTGCTGTCGATCTTCCAGTATACCATGAATGCTTCGATGCCGCAGGCTTTCCAGATTCAGCATCTCTATTTCTGATTCTGAAACACCCAACCAACCCAACATCTTTCGAGCCTTGTAACTTACGGTACGACCCAGAATAAAACTGGCTGTGTATGAGCAATTGAAACAGTGATAACTCCAGCCCGCTTCTGTTGCTTTGAGTCCGCCGCGCCCTCGACGATCCTGTGTGCCGCCTGTGTGCTGACAGCATACTGCGTTGAAACTCAACCACCCTGATGGTGTTGTTTTCTTTTTTGCAGGTAGGTAAGCAAGGATATCAAGCATCTGTTGATTGTAACAGATTTGTCACGCAAATGCAATGCTTAACGATAAAAGATATTGGTAACGTAGCCAGTTGTGATCAGCACAGTCACAGCCTGTGCTTCGGTGCCACCGTAGTTTAACGGCAAATAACCTGATCCACCATTTGTCACAGTGATTGCACCAATGCCGCTGGGACCTGTGAATGGTGCACCAACGGCTGTGGCGCCGGCACCATTGCCCAGAATCTGCACACAGGGCGCGGCCATGTATCCTGATCCGGCATTGTTCACAGCAATACCAGTTACTACACCATCGACCACTGTGGCAGTTGCACTTGCACCATAGCCTTGGCTGTTGTTGATACCTAAACGCAGTAGTGGATGGAATCCCACCACATTCAAATAGAATGTTCCAGTTTCGTCAAAGTATTCTGTGCTGGATGAGACATCTACCCAAACAGCTTCATAATCTTGTGCAGCCTGTGCTTTGATTGTGCCAGTAAAATGCACAAGATCATATTTGATTGTGGTCAAACTGGCACCAACAGTGTTGATTTGGCTCGAATAGTATTCTGTTAGGTAATGAGTGCTCAATGGTTGTGGGTTCAGTGCCCAGTCCGGCCATGAACTTGGGCCTGCCTGTGGCCATGAGTTTTTTCCGTTTATTGTGGGAATTGTTACAGGTTGACTGGCCATGAACTCAGGCAACACTGAGTCCACAATGTTGCAGTCGGCTCTAGCGCCAGCATTGTCGTCTATAAATGCTGCCTGCACATAGTTGCCTTGTGTGCGCTCAATGCTGTAACTGCCTGGCTGTGCCAAGATATTGATGGTATCAGCTGTGTCCAACACAACTTTGACCCGTCCCAAACTGGCACTGAGCACAGTCATGTCTTTCTCAATCAACAACTCATCGCCAGTTTGGTTCAGCAGTCTAAAGCGGAATGTGCTGCCGGTGATATTTACAGGTTTTTGGTCTTGGTTGATGAATTCAAAGAGCAGAACGTTGTCTACACCTTTGTTAACAGTTAAAGTTTTTGCGTACACAGGGTCGTACCTCGCAGTAAAGTATCCACCACTGGTGTCAATCAATAATACCCGAATGATTTGTTGATATAAGTAAATGGTGGTTGAATACATAGGATCCTCAAAACGTATTTATGGGCAATAACATCTTTGAAAAACTGGCGGAAAAATATCCTTTTATAACTCTGTGCGTGTACGCCAGCAATGAGTATATCGGAGTAGTTCAAAACCGGGACGATGCTGTCACAACTATCTACGACTTTGGTGCTGTGCTTACACAACAAGACAAACTAGAGTTCTTGGATCTTGCCAACACTTGGTGGTGGGAAAGCAATAGAAGCATACCCATCAACATATTCCTGCGTGGAGATTGGAACCAATTCCGTTTTACTTTGCGTACATTCTCAAACAAAGATCTGGAAATATTGCACGGGCCTGTGTGCAGCCTAATAGACATTGCTCGAAAAAAGAGCAAGCGTAAATCAATCACCCTGGTTCGGCGTATTGAGTAAGTTCATATGCAAAGCCACTAAGGCTGCATAACTCACAGCGTGTGACTTTTTGAACGTATATCCACGCGATTCATCTCCATCCCACACTTCTGCAAACACTTGATCCCACGGCTTTCTCTGTAGGTGTGCTTTGCCCGGTCTAATGATACTGATAAAAGCAGCCATCCTGGGTATCGAGTCAGGTTGCATAGCCACCATCAAATCCACGTAGTTGCCCACATGAACCAACTGAGAGGCCCAGGGTCTGTGTGTCCATAGTCTTGACCATGGAGGTGTTGCCGACAACATGGCATCGTAATGTGCAGGATCTTGAATCAACTGATACACACTCATGTTCAACAAGTCAATTTTGAAGTAGCCACGCTGTTCCGCTGACTCATAATCAATGGCAGCACAACCATGTTCAGGATCCTTAGGAATGTCTGTAATGTAGATACCAGAATTGTGCCGACGCACCTTGCCGTCCACAACTTGCCTAGCAGGTGTGTGTTGGATCAGTGCTAATATCTTAGCACGATCCGGAACATCAATGTCAATGTCTGCGCTCATGTTTTACACAATGCCACAACCATTTTTAACTGCTGTTCAGCCTCACGAACAGCGCCCATGGCATCTGCCACAGCAGGATACTGTTCGGCCATACGCTGGGCTTCTGCTTCTTCTAGCATTTTTTTATGTGCCCACTCAATGGCGTCAACTGCAACAGGTGTCAGCGCAATGTTGACTGAACTTGTTACCTTCGACCATGCTGCACCATCATACACCTGCATCTCATTGCCGTAATATCGAACTAGACCTGCACTGGGAGTACTGGGACTGATATAAGGGATATTCTGCGAACTATTCACGGTTATGTGTAATCCTGTACTGCTTATATGTGTATTCATGTTACCACCCTGCTTGTTTCAATATTAGTTTTGCATATTCAGCGTCTGCGGCATAGTCTGAAAACCGTTTCTGCCATACATCTGAATCTATGTAAGGCCATATCATGGCCACTTGGTCGGCTGAGAGTTCGCCCAGGAACTTTTGTCCTGACTCTGAGTGGTATATCACCCAAGGGCTAATGCGTCCGGTTGTGACAGCATGACACATAGCATGAGTGCTGCCATAACGCAAACAATCATTGGGCGGTGCTGAGTGTTTTTCACTCCAGTCTATGCCAAACTCCACTGCTCGTGCAAGTGCATCTGCCACTGCTTCCACTTTCAAATAGTCCAGCAAGTACTCAGTGTAGATTTTGTCACTGCCCCAGTTGTCGATCTTTTTGTTGTGTTTCAACAACCACTCTGTGAACTGTCTAGGGTTGATTGCCTTTGTGCCCACGCAGTATCTACCAAACTTCACAAATGCTCGGTAGTAAGGTGAGTCTGCAAAGTCATCAAATGTTTTGAGTCGGGCCGATCCTTGTGCAATCTCATAGAATCTCAAGTAGGATTGAAAGCCCAGTTCTACACCACGTTCTGATCGTTCCGATCTGCGGCGCTTGGGCTCGCACAAATGCACCACAAGACTTTCTGCACGACGAAATGTTTTCTTGCAGTAGCCGCAGGTTAGTTCACTTAGTGTCTCGGCCATGGTCTCGTATGTATTGATCAAGTTCTTTCTTTGTGGTCATTGTGGCCAGCATGGCTATTTCATCTTCTTTGTATGTGGGAAATAACTCTGCCAGTTGTTTTTTAACGGCACTTGCACCTGCGCCTGTTTCTTTCTTCTTGGGCGAGATCCAATTGTGTCTGGGTGTGCCCATGTCCGGACTCACTGTAGTAGCACACAACCATTGCAGTTCAGGATGCCGACTGATGTTGAAGAAGTGTTTGTTCAATCGTTCATTGGTAGCAATCAAATAAAACTCTTGCAGTTCTCTTGATCCTTCTACGCAACTCGCCCAACGAATCATGAGATAGTTGGAGAACTTTTTGCGTTCCTCATCCGTGAGTTCGCTGTAAAAGGTTCTATTCTTGCGATCCAGTTGTCGCATCTCATTGCCAATGTTTAGTTTGTCGCTCACTTTTTATCTACCTTGATCAACTTGTATATCATTATAACACGTTCCAAGGAGTCTTGTAAAGCAGGCGTGGTCTTGGCCAAGCGTCGGATGTCACTCCACATTTTATCTTCCATTAAGCCTTGCCACAAGCTATCTCCGGTTGATGTTTGCTTGTCGTAATCAACTTTGTGACCACTCACTGGATCATAATCCCAACCAACTGGTTGCCTAGTACTGGGATCAGCACCTGCTTCGCGGGCATACACTTTATTGTCCACACGTTCATAAATGTAGGTAGCGCCTGGTTTAAGGGTTCCCATACTTGTAGCCATATTGTGCATGTGCCCAGCGCAGGAATCGTTCTAGTCCTTGCTGATCTTCTGGGTAACTTTCCAAGTAAATCTTGGCCAAGCGATTGATTATCTGAAATATTTCGGGTTCGGTGTATGCCATATTACCAAGCCTTGTTGTAGTCTACTATCTCACAGTTGCGACTGATGTCTTTCACAAAGTACACACAGTCTGGATCTGGATCATCGTTTAGTGGCACTGAAAGTAACTGTCCATTTTTTAGTTTGGGCGCATACCAACTTACCTCATGGTACACATCTAGTATTTCAATGTCTGGGAATGACGGACGGAAACTTGTGAGTGGATTGAACTGAAATACTTTAAAGCCACGATCGTTGATTGATGTCAACGGTAACACTTCTAGATCACCTACTTCAGGTTCGCCAATGAGTATTTGCCAGTCCATAGGC